CTCGCTTTATCACGAGTGAATAGTGGATGTAATTTCACCCAAACTTTTTTATTTTTCGCCATATTTATTTCACCTATACCGCTCTATATGTCATAGCTAAAGCTATAGAATACCTACCAAGACCAGTTGAAACTTCTTCAACTCTTGTTGGGAATTGAACAATTTCAAATCCATATATCTTAGCTCTAGTATTACTATCGCTTGTAGTTATATATTCATTACTATAGTTGAAAGCTGACTGAATCACAGCATTTGCAAGAGACATTGCTGTACTGTAATCGGCAAAAGGTTTGTCATTACCAGAGCCACCCCATCTTCCTGCATAACACTCCATAGGCAGTAATGCGTTTTGAATATGTGCATCACTTCTAGGATTTATTAAGGCACCACCAGCTCTAAACATTACTAAGAAAGGTAGAGAAGAACCTCTAGGTAGCCTTGTTGCTACGTTGCTTCCTACAATATTTGTTATTGAAGTTTGAGATAAAGCCCACTGACGAGCAATAATCTCTGCGTCTGGTGGTACTAATTGAGTCTGGTCTCTTGTATTTGGCATACTTAAATACTACACAAGCTTTACAAAATTGATGTCATCTATGTTTATCCATTTTCAGTAAAGAATCTTTCTAAGAATTCCCTTACTGCATTAACGGTACCATCATTCATACCTGAATTTCTTGTTGTCATATCTTGGGCAATGTAATACTTCCAAGCACTTAATATAAATGGACTGTTTGAACATTTTCTTACTATGTGGTCAATGCTTGTATTAACTCTCGTAGATGTTCTTATTCTATTTAATTCAAATTGAACATACTTTAATTGAGCTCTACCATTACGACCTCTTAAGCCAAACATCATCTCATCACTAGTAGTTTTCTTGTCTATTGAACTTACACTCTGATTTAAGACACTAGGAGAATCACCACTTCTTCCAGTAGGAGTTAAGTTTGTATTTGAAATAACTCTAGAACTCTTAGTTCCACTTACATCTGATATGACATCTGTTATTGGGTTTTTGATTTTACTTTGTAGTCTATTTAAGTCACGTGCTGATTTTCGAGCCCCTAAGGTTATAGCGTCTTGTACACTCATATTTCCAGCAATAGCATCTTCTATATATTTTGCACTGTCGTTGAATATAGTTATTATTTCATCTTTTGAGCCTTCGTCATAAAGAAAAGACATTCCCGCTCTACCTAAAGATGCGTCTCTCAAACCTTTGACTCTAGAACCTTCTATGTCTCTAGTCACTTCCATAGATGACTTCGTAATTCTTCTATTAAATCTTCTTGTTTGAAAGGAATTAGCTTTTAAAACTTTATGCAACTCATCAAATTGAGCACCAAAAAATTCAGAAATTAAGTTCACTTCGTCTGGTAATAAGTCTTTTGTTGCTCCTCGTGCATACTTGACTTTCCCTCCGTAACCCCTCCTGTTGCTATCTGCTATTGATTTCATAATGTTATTTGTCAATCTATTTGCAAAGTCAGTTGTTTCCTCAGGACTATAGTATTGACCAAGGAGTCCTCTAAACTGTCTAGATATTCTAGAGTGAATTTCTTGAAATTGTAAATTTCTTCCAATCTTAGATTTCATAGTTCCTGCGGTAAAAGCCGCTGAACCAGGTTCTCCAAACTGTTCGACATCTCTAAGTAAGTTTACATCATCTTTTACACCAGGTGTTTCATAATTGAAAGCACTTGAACTATCAGTAACACCTTGTTTTGTTCTCGCGTTAATAAGCTGACCGGGAATAAAGACCTTACCCTCTTCAGTAACAGCTAAATCATTATCATCAAATTGTCTTCCAGTAATTCTATATTTAATGCTATCTGTGTTTTCATCAAAAAATTCTTCATACTCTAAACCAAGTGGTACTTTAGATGCCGAATCAAGTTCCATTCCAATGATATTCTCATCTATAAATTCACCACTAGCCATTGGCTGTCTGGCAATACCTAATTCTTTTTGAGCTCTGTGTATAGCTTTTTCTTGATTCAGTAAACTGTCTTCTGGGTTAATAACCCTTTCAAATCCTTTGTAATCATTTGCTTTATTAAACTTACTCCCTTTACCTAAAACTTCATCCAAGGTTGAGGCACCTCCAAACATATTTCTATTTAACATATCTGAAACTAGCTCAAGAGGTTTATCATCAAAAGCTGAAGCTAATACCCTATTCTTAGAGAGCATTAGCTGTCCTCCTTCAAATATTGGACTGTTGTTTGCTTTTGCAGAATACTCATATATTTCATCTAATATTTTTTTCTGAGTTTTATTAGGTTCTACTAGACCTCTTGATTTAACAAAGACATCACTTAAGGTTGCAGATTCCTCTCCGTCGCTTCCACCTCTTATATTTCCTTTTATATGTCCAACAACATTTTTTCCAGAGCTGACCCCTAACCCAAAAGCTTTAGCAGCACCAACAGCACTTCTGTACATGAACAATGAAGGTGTATAAACAAAAGCGTCTGTTCTGTCACTGAGTCTTCTATTTCTATCTGTAGCAGGTCCTCCATACTCAATTTGATAAGCATCTCTAATTGAATCTGGTCTTGTTGACTTAGGACTCTTACCACCAAATCCGACTGATAATTCTACGGTAGAATTCTTTTTTGTGTAGTCAGGGTCCAAAGAGTGTATAGCAGATTGTATCTGCCTTCTATTAGGAACAAAGTTATTTCTAGCAGGATTATCTGAAAATGTTTGTTCTAAAACACCATCGCTATGTATCTTTCTATTATTAATTGTATTCCTGTTTTTTTGACCCATATCTTTTATGTATTTGAGGTCACCAACCTTATCTCCTGCAACTGCACGAGTACTCCTTATTAACTCTATTCTCTTTTCTAGCTTAGTCTTACCAGTTGGTATAATTCTTCTGGTATTGGGTCCTTGAACAGGCAACTCTTCAAATACTTCTGAACCGAATCTATCTTTATGAGTAGCTACATTTTCTTTTCTATTAGGCATTACGAAAGATGTTGACTGAGATTCATTTATTGAGACTTCAATATTCCTAGTTACCCGTTCATTAAAACGCTCTTCTTTTTTTTGATAAACATCTAAAGTTGCGTCTTTGTATCTATTTTTTGAATTATAGTTACTGCCACCTGTATATCCAGCATCATCACCATGAAGATATCTCATTATCTGTCTTCCTTCACCTAAGACTTTTAAACCTTCTTCTCCAGAAGCATCTAATATCTCTTGTAATCTTCCAGCAGAAGCGAAGGCAACAGCTTCATATGAAGGCACAGGGCCAAAAAAACCTTCATTGTTGTATTTATCTGTAAGTAATAATTGTTCTGCAATGAATTCTCTAGCTTTGGTAGCAACCTCAGGACCTTTAGCTGTACTTCCAAAAGCGTACTCTGCACCTATACCAAATTCTCCTACAGCAAAGTCAGCTAATCTTTTTGCTTCTCCTTCACTAAGTGTTGAGCTCTTGTCTCTGTCGAAACTAGCATTTCCACCCATGCCCTGAGAATATAGAGATTCCATTATTCTGCCGTTAGAGTATGCATCAGAACTGTTTTCATACATAAGTTTTGAGGCTGGTGCTCCGTTTAAAGCATCAGAACCCATAATGTCAACAATATCTTTTCTAGAAAGCAAAGCGTCTATATTGTCTTCATCAAAAGTAGATAAAGAAAAAGATGACATTAACTGTTCTTCTTTACCTAATCTATCGATTGAATTTCTACTATCTGTTCTGTTGAATCTATGGACAGCGTAGGGGTCGGGAGCATTAGATATTGCGATAGCTTGCATGCCTCTCTGTATCTTAGCTAAATCTATACCAACTTGGCTTGTCTGACTTTTTACATAATTGTCAATCTTCTTTGCGTCTATATGAAATTCTGTATATAATTTGTCTCTAACATTTTGGTCGAATCTACGTAACCTTGCAGATGAAAACTTACCAATAGCAACACGAGCATACCTTCCTCCAATTCCACCCAGATTAGGAGTCAAGTTACCTAAAAGTCTTCCATATCCAAAAGCTGCTGCTTTGTACAAACCTCTTCTTATTAGGGATTTACTCTGCCTAGTGGTATTTGTAAAAGCTGATACATCGTTACTGAATTGCATTCCTTGATACATCTGAGAACGACCGGGTACTTTGACCCCTAGAGAAGAAACAGTACCTAAGTTATATAAAAATCTATATCCTGTTTCTTTATAGCTAGGTGAATCCCTTAGACTCTTGTACATCTTCCTGTTAGAAAAGGAAGACTTAGCATCAGAAGATAAATTCTGAAGATACGAAGGCATTTTATTCTCTATGTAATAAGCTCAAAGATTTATAATAGACACCACCATCCATTTTACGTCCTTCGCTTATAGCTTCTACCTCAAAGTATCTTGATGTTGAGTTTTCAAATATTCTATCAGAAGCTTTTATATCTACATCTCCCGGCATAACACAGTTGAAACTTTTGACAACAGTATTTCTTCCATCTCTATTTTCTGTCTCGCTTATGAGGGTAAGTCTACAAGCGACGTTCGTTGATACTGTTGACCAAGAGTTGTCTTCTATACCTCTTTCATCGACTTGTGTTCCAGAAGTTCTTTCTACGTTTACCTTGTCTATCAGTAACCTTCTAGGAAATCTTGCTGGCATTATACAAAGAACTGCCTTCTGAATGGACTAAGCAGTGTTAAGTCAGCAGCAGTAAGAACTGTTGCTGCATTTAGAGATAGTCCACCAGGATAGCTAACTGAATAGTCCCCCATTCTTTGACTGTCTGATAAAACAAAGTTAGATACGTCAGAAGAAGATTGTCCTTTGACTTCTCCTGCTTCTTGTTGAGAAGCTATGATAAGTGTAGATTCCATAATTCTAGCTGCAGACCTCTCTGTAACTGATTTAAATTGTATTGGTAATTCAGGTGTACTACCAGAACCTCTTGCATAATATCCAGCATTATAGACTACTGTTATATTCAAAGGTCTTGCATAAGACCAACGAGTTCCTATCCTAGTGACCCTTCCATTAGAGTACTTAACAAAGTCTCTTGAGTTACCTTCTGTTAAAGTTGTGTCATCTTCTGTTATAGAAGTTATTGAATTTACAGGAAGGTGTGATAAAAATAAATCTTTAGTTTGGTCGCCTGTAAATGTTTCAGTTTGTGTAGCTTGTTCTACGTCGTAACCAACGTATTCAACGATAGCTGCTTCAACTAACGGAATAATATTATTTGTTAGGTGAGTTTCTAAATCGGAGGATAAAGCGAACTGTACGTAATTCTCAACGTCAGATGCTGTACAGAAAGCCATAAGTTAGACCTCCTGTTTACTTGTCTGTTGATTTAGATTCTTTTACTTTGACAGATTTATTTTCGACTGGTGCTTGTGCTTTTTTAGCAGGAGCTTCTTTTTTAGCAGGAGCTTTTTTAACTTCTAAAGCACCCTGTTCTTTAAGCCACTCTGTTGGATATTCCTTACCAGCTTTAGCAATTAAGTCTGCTTGTGCTGTAGGTAAATCAGCAGGTGCACCTTTCCAGATTTTTCCGTCAGGTAATTTATAAATGTTTTGTTCTATTACTGTGTACATAATAATTAATCCTACCTTATCTCTTACGATTCTTTGGTCTTTTATTCTTCTTCGGCTTTGGTTTGTTCGAGTAAGACATTGTTCTCCTGTTGTGAATCAGACTCCACTTTTCTGAAACTGTTTATGATATCCTCAGACTTCTTAAAAAAATCTTCATCTCTTACGATAAGTCCGAAGGGTTTAATGTTTTTTCTTGGGTGTACTTCCATCTTTACTCCTCATGATGTTCTTGGGGGTAGTTACCCACCCCCAAAAAACAAGGCTTAATTACATATTTGTAATTTTGCAGAATGCGGCTGGTCTATATATTGCAAAACCTAAACGCATTGTCAATCTGATTGCCAATTGATTCTTCGCAAAGAAGTCACTATGGCTATCGGATACAGCGAGGTCGACACCTTCTCTCATTATTACTTGAGCTGCGTCTCCACCGCCGAATTTACCAACTAACATTGTTCCAGCAGCAATTACTGTTGAAGGAACTACGTCAAGACCCCAAAGTTTTGGAGCTACGTCAGCACCGAATCCACCAGCAACAACAAATAATGGGTTCTTAGAACCTGAAGTTGTTACCTCAGACACTGATGTGACAAGGTCATACCAGTCTGATGGGTGCATCACGATTGCATCTGGTTCAACAAATGCATCTTTTCTGATTTCGGTGATTGCTTGATAAATTTGACCTAATTTTCCAAGTTCCCCACCGTATGGGTCACCTGTGTAGTCAAATGCATTGATACCTGACTTAGATAAAACTCCAGTCAAGTTTGGTGCGGAACCGTTACCGTTTATAAGTTGGCTGTCTAGATTCAATTTCATCATTGTTGATAGTCTTGAATTGACATAACCTTGGATTCCGGCAACATCTGCTAACAATTCGTCAGTTACAGGCAAGAATGTAGCCATCTTTCTGATGGATTCTGTTCTTTCTGTAAAAGCTAAAGCACCTTCATTAGATGTACTAATGTCTGCGGCTTCAGCAACTGAACCAGCATTGTTTGTGAATGTTGTTTCTTCGAGGTACACATATGCGTTTTGGCTAGTTTGAATTTGGTCAAACAATCCGATAACGCTATCTGGGTTACGAAGAGCTGTTTCTAATATGCCAGGGGCCCTTAGGGTCTCTGGAGCATATCCTGTTGTATTCAAAGTTGTTTTGAATTCAACATTAGAGTCAACACCTTTTACTCCGTTCTCACTGTATGCTTTATAAGCATCAGTTCCAACAAACATTTCTCCGACGGATTTTTTACCTTCGGATTGTACGTCTGCTGTTGGTATGGAGTTAACAGGTGTATCGTTGATTTCCATTGCTTTTTCGTTCTGAGCTTTTGCTTCTTCGATTTTTAAATCATCAACAAGCCCTGCAAGTTCTGTGTTAAGACCTTTGATTTTCTCTTTGGCCTCTGCAGAGTACTTGCCGTCTTCTTGTGAATCAAAAGCAGCTTTTAGCTCTTCACGAGACTTAGCAATATCGTTCTTGAGTTCTTTTGCTCTACTCATTTACTTAATCTCCTGTATATTCTATTTTGATTATTCTTCAATTAAATCGGCTTCAAGAGACTCAGCTATTAATGCTTGACCTTCAGCCCAAAGCTCATCAGATTCTTGGTCAACTGTATCTTCAGCTACTACTTCTTCAGTTTCCATGACAGGAGTTTCAGCAGGTTCTGCTTCAACTTCCTCTTCAGTTTCTTCCTCTTCAGTAACAACTTCAGTTTCAATAACTTCGACTTCTTCAACAGTTTCTACTGCTGCTTCAGCTTCTGCAACTTCAACTTCTTCAGTAGCTTCTTCTTCAGTAGATTCCTCTACTTCAATTTCAGCAACTTCTTCTACAGCGACGGAATCTGCAGCTCCGAATTCAGTAATGAATTCATCGACTTCAGACCAGGCATCAGTTAAGTCTTCCTGTACCGCTCTAAGTGCGTCAGTAGCTTTCATACCTAATTTCCTTCCATCCTTAGCACGTAACATCGCAATGGCGGTAGCTCGTGCCATCAAGTCGTTGAATGCAGCAAGCACATCTTTGACTTGTCGTGAAAAAGAAAGTTTTTCTGTACCTTCTTCTTCAACACTTTCATCTACTTTGTAATATGATTTACCATCAACTTCAACAATATTAATTGTCTTGCCTGAAGTTTCTGCCTCAGCCAAAGCTTTAGCAGGGTCTTCATAAATATTTTGTAATGCTTTCTCAGGTTTAGGGTCTAAGAGATGGTCTCTTATTTCGTTAACGTCTTTTGCAAGCTCTTTAACTTTTGAAACCCACCAATCTGGTAAGTCAGCATTTTCATCTTTAGGTAGATTTTTTAAAATATCTTTCATATCTTCTGCAATAGTTCCTAGGGCCTGCATAACACTATGTTGTGGAGTATGTCCTTTATCACCTTTGCTTATTGCTTCCTCATATTCTTCATGAGTCTTGCAAGGCATAAAAGCATCTTTACCATCAACGGTATGTTTGTGCACACCTATTGCACAAGAAAGTTTTTTAGACCTTTCCATGGCTTCACCTGGATTATCAAATACGTCTTTATCCATGGCAGCCTTTTCATCATCAACTTCTCTCGTGGAATCTTTCACGAAAGCTTCTACTAAATCATTATTAGATTTAATAGCCATTGTGTATGTTTCTTGATTAGCTCCAACTAACACTGGGCTAACTTCGAATACGGTTAAACTTTTTAGATATCGGGCTTCAACTTGGTCGTCGTTACCTCTCTCTTTAAATTTTCCGTGTTCAGCGTCATTGACTCTATATCCAAAAGACCATTGTTGTAGCTCACCCATGTTCTTAACAAGTTTGTAAGCTTCCTGTCCTGAATCTGTATCCATAAAGAATTCACCAACGAAAGTAGCTTTGTCGCCATCTTCCTTAATATATCCTTTACCAATGGGCATATCCCATTTGTGAGCCCAAACCATAGGAACCATTCCTGAATCCCATTTTGATTTGATTGCACCTGGAACGACTACATCGCCGTCTGAATCTAGATTATTGAATACAGAGAAAACTGCTGATACTTTTCCTTCAGATTCTTCGTCAACCTGAAAGTCTATATTTTTGATTTCTTCTTGCATGCTAAATAAAACTCCCTTTGTAATTACAGTTTTATATCTTTATATTAAGCAGGGTTTGTAGAATTTAGTGTCTTTTCTTTTGTAATATCTTTAATTACAGTTAGCTTTGAAATAGGTTGAGTGACTCTTCTGTCTGTCTTTTTATGAGACCCGTTCTCTAGAATTGCCCATACTTGCATAGTTGCCTCTTTGTCTTTTACTGAAACAACAACACCATGAACAGTTGAAGGTGGGTCTGGGTCCTTATTGATAGACCACTTAACAGATTGTCCTACTCTAACACTTGATGCTTTCTGTCCATCCTTTTTAGATGAGAGTGGATGGGAAGAAGGCAATAAGTCTTGGTCATAAGGTTTTCTTTTAAATCGTCCAGTACGCAAAGCGTGTAAGAACCCATTGACGCGGGCTATAGCCCACTGGTCAGATGAAGTAACGTTACCTCTTACTGAACCAGGGTTTGTTCTATATGCACCAACACCTCTTTTGAATACAGCAATTAGAGTCCTAAGATTCGCCCTGTGTTTAGGATTCTTATCATTGTGTTCCTTAACTTTGTTAGTTAATATTTTTCTGACATTAGCAGAAACTTTTTGTGCAAATAAATCATCTAGGATTTCACCTTGCAATTCTAAACTTTTCTTTCTTCTTTCACGAACAAGAGTTTTTCTTTCAGCAATAATCTTTTTCATAGCTGGTACACCAATGTTTGAAGCACCGCCCCATTTTATATTTGCGATAGTACCGTTCAATCTTGTATTACCTTGATGTCTTCCCATGTAGCGCTCTCTTCTTCTTACCCAATTAAGAACTGATTCACTTCTATCTCCAGCCTTATATTTAGCCCAATTTCTGTAGGCATCATTACCTGTAAAGGAAGTAGGTGGGTTACCACCGTTACCAGCAAGTCTCCATATCTCTGGCCAGTTCTCTTTTAAATCTTTTGCATAAGCAAATGGAAATTCTTTGTACTTAGAATTAGCTATTGAAACTTTTTTATCTTCTCCAGGACTTGGAAAGTTTGTTCTATCTTTCTTGGGTTTTTCTTTTTTTTCACTTCTCCAAGAATCAGAATCAACTTCTTGTAAAGCATCTGCTTCTTCAGTAGAAACTTTTATATCTTCCATTTCTTTCAAAGCTTTCTTCATACTTGCAAGGAACTTTTCTGCTTCAGGTTTTGTTTTAAAACATTTAATAACTTCATTATCTTTATGGCTTAACACACAGAATGCACCATTAGGCATTTCTGCAATGTATTTGTCTTCGGATAGCCTTTGTGGAGATTCTATAATGTCTTGCCTATTGCTTTCTGGTACTCCAGCAACAGTTCCTAGTAAAGATTTACCTTCATCTTCAGGTGAAAACCTATCTCTTTCTAGTAAAGGTTGTCCATCTTCTGTAATTTGTACAGTATTGAGAGGTCTTAAATAGATAGAATGTCTTTCATCTGCTTCTAAACCAACAACTTTCCTAGCTTCACCAATGGTTATCCAACCACCTTGTACTCCAGTATTAACTCTTTTGTACAATTCATCCATATCTTCAGCTAGTGCTCTAACTTTTACATAGTCGAATTCACAAATAAGACTATCGTCTTTAAAGTCTGGTTCTAATAATTGATGGGTTAACTCAGAAGCAACCATTTTCCATAAAGGAATTAACTTTTGTTCTGTAAAAAATTCTCTTAACTCTCTAGTATTGTTGTAAGTAGCTGAATCTAATCCAGCTCCTAGTCCAGCGAGTATAGCTGGTACACCTAGAACTGCTGATATTCTTTCTTCTGGAAGTCTCCTCAATTCTTGTAGCTTCATTTGGTCAGGTGAGAAAGAAACGATATCTACATTCATTGAACCAGAGAGAACCATTGGGGCTCCTCTATTCTGTCCACCAAACTTTTGTTTATATGATTCAGATATTGCTTCTGCTTCTTCTCTTGTTGGACCACCTAAAGAATCATTTCGTGGAGATAGAACAACACCAGGTACAGCCATATTGTGAAGTAAAGCGGCAGACCACTGTCCTGCGGCCTCGTCCCCCAGAATCTCTCGAAGTACCCCTTTAAGAGGAGCGTGACCTCTCCTATGGTCATTAGGGTCGATACCTTGCCTTATGTGTACTATATCTTCGACAGGTATCTTTAAATTCTCTCCACCTTTACCGTGTTGATAATACTCATAGTGTGTAATCAATTGTTCAGAGTTACCTCTAACTTCCACAAGGCTAGGCATTATTGGAACTAGCTGTATAACTTTCCCACTTGCATTTCTATTCTTGTAAAGAAAAGCATCACCAATTGTGTTGATTGCTAAAACTATATAGTGAGATAAGAGACCAGCAGACATGAAAGGATTAGGTCTTTTGTATAAGGATGCTACTGGATGATTGTCTAGGATATCTCTATTACCAAAAGAATCTGTCTTAGTTATTTGAAGTATAGGTTCTGAGAAAGCAGTTGATAAAACATTCAAGCAAGCAATAACAGCTGAGTTTGCTGAACCATCACCTATCTCTCTTAGTTTATCGGACTCCCAGAATCCTGCACTTGTATTGTAACCCTGCACAGATAAGTCACCACCATAACTTTGGTTGTAACTTGCTTGTGCCTTCTTTCCAACATCCCTACCTGCGAGAGCGTCAAAAGCTTTTTGAAATCTATTTCTTTCTGCCATTAATTAATATGCTTCCCATACACGTTTCTTGTGCATTTGCTGAGCTCCAAGCGCTAAAGCATCAACCATGTCATCATGCGAACCTAGTGGAAATGCAAGGAGCTCACGCTCTAGGCTCGGTAGCCATGGTGCTTCCGCTTTCATTAGTACATTTCCGCTCTCCATCTTAGCCGATAATGGCAAAGCCTTTGTTATTTTATCCTTATCTGCCTTCATTTCTTGAACACGATAACCTTCCCTTGAAAGCATCTGAGAAACAGTTTTTGAAAGTCCTACATTCTCAATACACACATGAGTCCAATTATATCTATTGTACATCTCTCGTATCTGTGGGAAGACATCAGGTCCCTCAACCTTAACTTGTTTTACATCATTGACAAATAAAGTTCCGTCTGGGTGTTGTGCGAAGTCAACAATAGCTGTGAAGTCAGAACTTGTAGCTGTTGTTACTGCAATATCTGCTGCACCAAAATGTGTTAACTCTAGTGGGTCCCAAGTACCTCCGCCACCAGTCCATAAACCACCTTCTGTTTTTTCATAGTATGAAAGCCAATGAGGTTTAAATAATGACTGACCATCTTCTACAAACTCGGCTAAATATTCCTGTGTGTAAATAATCGAACCAACTTCTTTTCTGGCAACTTCTACTTCATCAGGGTCAATTGCAGGATTGTCAGTTGTGGCAAATCTAAATGTTTCCCAATTGTCATCATCTTCAGCCATCTTCCACAAATCATAAAACCAATTATTCATTCCCATAGGAGTGCTGATAAATAAAGCCCCACCTTTTCTTTCAGTAAGAGTAGGTCTTAAAACTTCTCTCCATACTTCTGGCTTTACGAAAGCGGCCTCATCCATAACAAGAAAGTCAAGACCCTCACCACGAAGTCTTTGTGGGTTGTCTGCAGACTTAGCTGCGATATAACCACCATTTTCAAATTGAACTTCCATGTTTGCTAAAGATACCTTAGGTCTAATTTCTTGAGGGAATGACATAGCTGCTGCTTCAATAGCTCTCCAACCAACACGAGCAATTGAAAAGGTAGGTGCAACCCACCACGCTCTCTTGCCTTCTAATGCTGCTTGGATACAGAGCTGTACACCAAGTCTAGTCTTACCAAACCTTCTGCCTGCACAAAGGACTTTCCACCTTGATTCTGAATGTGCAACTTTTTCTTGAGCTGGGTGCAACAAGGGAAGCTTTGCTGAATATTTCATTCTCCTTCGTAGTCATCCCAAGTTTCTAATAAAGCAAAAACAGTTTCTTCTAACTTGTCTAATTCCATAACTACCATTCCATCAGTAGTTCCATCAGGCATAGCAACAAAGATAAAAGGTTTATTATTACCTATCGCTGAATTGTTTTCATCGGATTGTTGTTTTGCAGCTTTGAACTTTGTCCATAACGACTGAACTTGCTGTCCTGCTTTAACTTCCACACGTACTTGACCCAACCAACTTTCTTCATGTCCCATCATCGACCTGAATTTTGTATTAGGTATTTTTAATTTTTTTCTAGCAAGATTTTGTTTTCTTCTACCCTTGTTTCGATTACGCCTAGCTCTTTGAGCTGCTTCACTTTTCTTTGGGTCATCAGGATTAAACTTTTTTTGACCCATAGCAGTATTAAAACCAGGACCTTTTTCTCTTAGTTTTCTAGACTTATATTCTGAGTAAGTCTCATCATCTCGCATATCAAAGTCGCCATTGCCAGCCATTATCCTCCTACCATCTAAACTTTTTCTTTTTTGCCTCGCTATATTTCTTATAAGACGAAGCAGATAAATCACTTGGGTCTTTTTCCCATTCTACATCAACTGGAGTTTCAAACATTACGTTCTTAGAAATTTGTCTGAGCATAACTGATTGACACTTAGGACAATTGATTTCAGGGTTGATATCAATCCTATGTGTAATCTCTGTAATTAAATTACAGTGAGTAGCTAAACATTTGTAATCGTATCTTGGCATGTGGTTAGTATATCAGCTATTTAGAATACGGCTATCCTATGGACAGCCGATGATGGGAGGAGGTCAGTGTGGATACCGACAAACTTAATATTAGCTGTTGCGAACTTTCCTAGTGGTATTTGCAGCTCGACCTGAATAAAAAATTTCTATATATTTATCTATGTAATCTACTATCTCACCATCAATAGGAACTATAAAGTTTTCAAGGAAGTTGTTCTCTTTGACAAGAGAAACTAAAAACTCTTTTTTATTTAGAACTTTTATCTTGAATCTTTTGCCTGAGTATATGAAATCTTGAATCATTGTTCTTTAACAATACCATACGAGTTTGGTATTTAAAAAAGAGAAAGCCACCTCACAGGATGGCCTTATTCTCTTCTGAAAAGTATTCTCACTACAGCGTTAGCCGTAGACGAATATAGTTACACTATAACTTTATTATGAAGCTAACTTATTCTGTTTTAGACTTTTTAATTCTAAACGAGTTGCTTCAAACATCTCTTCCCACATTGGTTGGAAATAACCTACTGGTCTCAATTGGTCATATTGTCTAGCTATTCTTACAGCTTTCTGCATTAATTTAAATCCAATATTATCCCAAACTTTTTTAGCAAGGTGATAATTAAATTTTCCTTCCATTGCAATTATTGTTCTAAACGAAGCTATAACTGGAACGAGTACTGCCTGATGTAATACATATTCCATTTCTTTATCTTCATCAATAAACAATGTTTGATTCTTATTGTTTTTCCATGCAGAAAATATAAACGGATTGTCATCATTAGTTTCCCCTGTAGCATCGCACCACATTGGATAAGCAGTTTCCTGTACGTAGTCTTTAAATCTATAAATATCTTTTAAACTAGATTTAAATTTCTTGTAGTTGTCATATTGTTCTTCATACTTATCTACAATTTTATTCTTACCACCATAGGCAAGCATCTTTGTATTAGGTTCAATCATAAGTTCTGTTCCATCTTTTATCAATGAATAAACTGTTGATATGATATCTCTAACTTTTACAGTTCCATCATCTCCTTGAAAATAAACTATTGCATCTTCGTATGGAGTATTTTTAAAAGCGTCTTTAATCCACTGAAATTGTCCTTTATGATTTAATAATGATTCATCACTAACTTGCAAAGAATTATTTAAACCAATAGAAATATTTAATCTAGTTGACTCATCTTTGACACCAGTCATTATGAAAACTCTTACAAACCTATCTTTTGGTATTGTATTCAATTCATCTCTTATAGCACCGTAGAGATGTCCTCCGTTAACAATGCCGTCTTCATCTGACAATGTAATGGTTATGGAATCATCCTCGACAACTGCGCTATCAGCTAGTATATGAATACCTAAAGAGGCAAACATAAATAAGTCTGGTATTTGTTTTTTTTCTGTAATAGCACTTACTAGTTCTTGATATGAACTTTTATCAGCTACTTTCTTTCTAGGGTTTGGTGTATCTGGTAATTCTTCAGCCTCTGCCAAATCTTTACAGCTAATATACCCATAGTATTCTTTAACATTCTTATCAGTTAAGGAAGTTAATGTACGAATTGCCTGAATAGGCAATGTGATTTTAGTATTACTCATTTTATTCTCTTTCTTTATTGAGATATCTTTCTGATAATCTCTCTTAACACACAACATTTGTTGGTGTAATCTAAACTTTAAACTATATAAAACCTATGTCAAGGAAATTAGATAAATATCCAGTCAGGTTTTTCATTGATATTATTAAAAATCTTCGCCAACATACGTACATCTTCAATAGCAGAGTGTGCTTCATAGGTCTCATCGAACATCCACTTAGCTATATCTATCTGATTATGAGGTCTATCCGGATACATTTGTTTTATTTCTACCTTGGTATCTCTCCATTTACACAATGGTGGTAACAATCCGTACTTCTCGCACGTTTGTTCTAGTACAATCTTGTCAAAAGATAAACCATTATGAGCAACTGCTGTCTTCCCGGTTAGTACTCGCTGCACTTCTGGATACACATCTGTCCATTTCTGCAGGTCATCTCTCTTAATAAATTTATCTGGCTCATAACCATGGATTTCTGTAGCCCATTTCTTGTCTTTTCTAATAAAATCTGGGTGTGGTTCTATGAAGTAGTGGTATTCTTGTTGACTAGATAAATCTAATAAGGCTAAT